CAGCATTAAAGAATACCACTGAACAAGAGTGGGACTATGATGCAATTAAAGCAAGAATGCGTGGTAAGACCATTGTATTCTGTCTACCAGGAAGAGGTGTTTCATATACTTACTTAAAGAACTTTGTTCAATTGTGTTTTGATATGGTTCAGAATGGTATGGCCATTCAAATCAGTCAAGATTATAGTTCTATGGTGAACTTTGCACGTTGTAAGTGTTTGGGTGCTAATGTTCTTCGTGGACCGGATCAGATTCCCTGGGATGGTAAACTCAAGTATGATTATCAGTTGTGGATTGATAGTGATATTGTTTTTTCTCCTGAGAAGTTCTGGCAGTTGTGTGATCTAGCACTACCTGCTGATGCAGTTGATGAAGAAGGTAATACTATTGAAGGTAAGGATCATCCTATCTCTGCTGGTTGGTATTCTACAGAAGATGGTCGTACTACATCAGTTGCACACTGGTTGGAAGAAGATGACTTCCGTAACAATGGTGGTGTGATGAATCATGAGATGGTTGATGGTATCAGTAAGCGTAAGAAGCCCTTTACTGTTGACTATACTGGTTTCGGTTGGGTGTTGATTAAGAATGGTGTGTTTGAACATCCTGAGATGAAGTATCCATGGTTTGCTCCTAAGATGCAAGTGTTTGAATCAGGAGCAGTTCAAGATATGTGTGGTGAAGATGTATCCTTCTGTTTGGATGCTATCGAAGCTGGTATTGATATCTGGTGTGATCCTCGTATTCGTGTGGGTCATGAGAAGACCAGGATCATTTGATAAACTGTCACAGAGGATTCTAGGATCCTCTACAACCCCTTTATAATAACAAAGTAGATACAACATACTATGGCAAAGTTTAAAAGGTCACTCACAGGTTCAACCTTCATTGAAGCTACACCAAAGAAAACACGACAAGGTTGTGGTGCTCATACTAAGTATGCAGCCAGTTCTCGAAACAACAAACCAAAACGATATCGTGGCCAAGGCCGAGGTTGAGTTTGCAGTCCTAGATACCTAGGACTTTTTTATTGCCTATGTCTTCGTTGATTTGTAACTTACCCAGTGAAGAAGTGTGGGTAAGAAAGGAATACCTTACAGACCATCAGTTTGGTCATGGGGAGTTTGTGAAGGGTATCTGGGTGTCTTGTAAGTCTATTCAAGGTCGTGCATTCTACTTTGAGACATATCTTCCAGAGTATGCAGCATTGTATGATAAACTCCCTATCAGTGCATTTCTATCAAGACCTGAAATTCCTGATCCTGATATGAGTCTACCTAACCTACAGTTCTGGAATTGTATGGATTATGGTGTTATGAGTATTACAAAACAGTTCATTGCATCTATGGACTTTGAACTATATACCAGAGATCATGGAAACATGAAGGGTACATACATTTGTACCATTGATAATTATCATGCAGATCCAGATGTGATTGATTATTCAACATCTGAGAACCCATCAGAACATAAGTCTCATAACTTGATTAAATTGGAGAATGGACAATATGCCTTGTATCCAAATAATAGAATGAGAATTTATGATGATAGTCTGACACCAGAGAAACCTTTGATGCCAGATTTCAAAGTGTCTACCATAGAGTATTCTGTGGAGAATAGATCTGATAAACTGGGTATGGGCCGGGAGGATGAATACTTCTGGAAAACATCAAAAGAAAGAAAAGAGGAGTCCAATGGCGAATCAGTTTCAAGTTGACAAGTCAGAAGAGTTCAATCAACGGATGACTCTAATCAATGAAGTATCAAGTGACAAGTACCTAGAACAACACAGGAGGAATCAGGAATGTCGGAATCAACTGGAGACAATCTACTCAGAGAAATAGCCAACGATGGCCAAACACCCAAGAACAGAAAGAAACTCAATACTGATGGACTTTTTGAAACAACTGATTGTTCTCATCCCGATCATCAGTGCACTTGTGGTTCTCAACCGATAACACTTATTGAGGATTAACTACCTAAATATAGGAGTATTCTTGTATTACAAGTAAGTGCCAGTTGAAAGAATAAGTAAAGGATTCAAAGATATCAGTGCAACCTTTCAGATCAATCCAATGAATGATGATCTGATTGCACTGAAGAATGAAAATGCTATTGCTCGTTCCCTTCGTAATCTGATCTTCACTGTTCCTGGTGAGAAACCCTTTCAACCATCTATTGGTTCTAGGGTTTCTCAACTATTATTTGAAAGTTTAGATCAGATCACTGCTACTCAGATTAAAAGTGAAATTGATTATACAATTAAAAGCTTTGAACCTAGAGTTAAACTTGAAGAAGTTAAAGTAACTCCAGATTTTGATGAAGGTGCTTTTAACTGTATGATTAAGTATGAAATTGTTGGCACTTCAGAGATACAAGAACTTACGTTCGTTTTAGAACCCACTAGGTAAATGCCTTTAGTTAATTTCTCAAATGTTGATTTTGATCAGATAAAGGAATCTATCAAAGATTATCTTCGTGCTAATTCAAATTTCACGGATTATGATTTCGAAGGTTCTAACTTATCTACCATTATTGATACGTTAGCATATAACACTTATATCACTTCATATAACACCAACATGGTGACGAATGAGGTGTTCATTGATAGTGCTACTCTTCGAGAGAATGTTGTTTCTCTAGCACGAAATGTTGGATATGTTCCTAGATCTAAAACTGCATCTGTAGCTAAAGTATCTTTTGTTGTTAATGCTACTGGATTGTTGGCATCAACATTAACACTTAAAGCTGGTATTGTTGCGGTTACCTCAAAGAGATTTATTAATAAAGCTTATACCTTCTGTATTCCATCAGATATCACTGTTCCTATTAATGATTCTGGTGAGGCTAGATTCATTGATATTGATATCTACCAAGGAACCTTTATCACACAAACTTTTACAGTTTCCTCAAGAAATCCAAATCAAAGATTCATCTTACCTAATGTAGGTATTGATACAGATTTGTTGAATGTTTCTGTATTCAACTCTGAAGAATCAACAGTTTCTAGGAAGTTTGCACAATTCAATAGCCTTTTCGGTGTTGATGGTAATTCTGCTGTATTCTTCCTACAGGAAGCAGAATCTGAAAGATATGAACTTTTGTTTGGTGATGGATTGTTTGGTGTTAAGTTACAAGAACCAAACTACATCAAAGCAACATATATTGTTACTGATGGTGCTGATGCTAATAACATTGAGAAGTTTGAATATTCTGGAAGGTTAGTAGATAATAATGGAAAGGTTGTTACAGGTGGTGTATCATTTATTACAACATCAGTACCATCTTATGGTGGTGAGGAGATTGAGAGTGTATCCTCAGTTAAGAAGTATGCACCTCTGATTTATGCCACACAGAATCGTGCAGTAACATCGAGTGATTATGAAGCATTGATTCCGAGAATATACTCAGAAACTCAATCAGTATCTGCATATGGTGGTGAGGATTTGAATCCACCTGCATTTGGAAAAGTATTCATCAGTGTGAAACCACAACATGGTGAGTATCTTTCTACAACAGTTAAAACAAATATTAAGAACGAACTTAAGAAATATTCTGTTACTGGCATTCTACCTGAAATTGTTGATCTGAAGTATTTGTATTTGGAAGCAGATTCGGATGTATATTACAATACCAATCTGGCACCTTCACCTGATTATGTTTCTAGTATTGTAAGATCCAATATTAATTCATATTCAAACTCTACACAACTGAATAAGTTTGGTGCTAGATTTAAGTATAGTAAGTATTTGAGAATCGTTGATGATAGTAATGAATCTATCACATCAAACATTACCAATATCTCAATGAGAAGAGATATGGTTCCTACTCTTAATACTTTTGCAGAGTATGAGATATGTTTTGGTAATAGGTTCTATGTAAGTGGTACAAATTACAATATTCGTTCTTCAGGGTTTAGAGTATCTGGTATCAGTGAAACTGTGTATCTTGGTGATACTCCTTATGGTGATATGAGTAAAGGTTATGTGGTGTTGTTTAAACTAAAATCACCAACAGAACCAGTTGTATTAAAACAGAATATTGGATATGTTGATTATGTGAAGGGAGAGATTAAACTCAATCCTATCAATGTGATTTCAACTTCAACTAAGAATGGAATTGTTGATGTGATTCAGATTTCAGCTACACCATTCTCAAATGATGTAATTGGGCTTCAGGATTTATATCTACAATTGGATATGAAGAATACTACTGTGAATATGGTATCTGATAGAATTTCTTCAGGTAATGATGTTTCTGGTAGTAACTATGTTGTATCCTCAAGTCATGGATCAAAATCTATTGTTCGTGGATCAGTCGATATTAATACTACAACTGAAGTAGAAGAACGTTCTTCTATTGCAAATAGAGGTTTGAGAAGTGTGGTAAATACTAATAACACTACCTCGTCATCGTCGTCTTCGACAACGACAACCGGTACATCATATTCCTACTAATAAGAAATGTCAGTAGATAGAGTAAAGTTTCAAGATATCGTAGAATCACAACTTCCACGGTATGTGAGGGAAGAATTCCCTTTGCTACCAGAATTTCTAAAACAATATTATGTTTCACAAGAATTTGAGAGTGGAACACTCGATATTGTTCAGAATATCGACAAATATGTGAAATTGGATGAGATTTTCAATCTCTCCAATAGTAGTGTGCTTAGATATGATATCGATTTTGTCGATACAACGATTGAAACTTCATATAAAGGTAATTTTACTGACGGATTTCCCGATAATGATGGTCTGATTCAGATCGATAATGAGATTATCTACTATAAAACCAAAACTAACACCACTTTTGAGGGTTGTATAAGAGGTTTTAGTGGAATTAGTTCATATATTTCACTTGATAACCCAGAACAACTTGTTTTTCAGTCAACTTCAGTTGATGAACATAAGGCTGATGTAGAAATTGTCAACCTAAATGTTCTTTTTCTTCAGGAATTCTTCAAAAAACTGAAAAAACAGTTTGCTCCTGGATTTGACAACAGACCACTTGACAGACAAGTAGATAAAAGAAACTTAATTTATGGTCTAAAGACATTTTATCAGGCAAAAGGAACAGATTCTTCCTTTAAGATCCTCTTTAATGCCTTATATGGTAAGGAATCTAGTGTAATTAGACCCACTGAGTTCCTTTTTAGGCCCTCTGACGCTGATTATAGGGTCACTGAGGATATGGTTGTTGAACGTCTTGAGGGAAATCCTCTTGATTTGGATAACCAAACCTTATTTCAGGTTTCTACTGGTGCTAAAGCTACTATTACAAAGGTTTCACCAATCAACTATGACAAAGGTCAGTTCTATCAAGTAGGTATTGACCTTGGATATGACCGTGATATTGATGTTACAGGAACTAAGTTTGCGGATTTCAAGATTAATCCCAAAACAAGACTCCTAAACTCAGTTAGTGTTGGATCTACAATCATTGATGTAGACTCCACAGTTGGATTTGCACAAACAGGATACCTTATCACAACTGATACTGATGGGAATTCTCTTAGATTAAACTATCTTGGTAAATCTGTAGATCAATTCTTTAATGTTGAAGGTGTTGTTGGTAATATTTCCGAAAATATTGAAGTTTTAGAGGATGATTACTCATATTCTTATGTTGGTGTTGGTACTGAGAACATTGTAAGAGTTAGAATTGGTTGTTCTCTGAATGAATTCATTGAAGATGACAAATCTTCTCTTATTCAGAAGGATGATGAGGTTTATATTAAGTCATTGGGTGTTGAACCTACTGATATCAGAAGTAGAGGGTGGTTTACTAACATTAAAACCACTTTAGACGTTGAAGGTATTGATACTATTGACGATAATGAGAAAATTTATGAAATTAGGACTTTTGACACTCATTATTACTATGCTGGGGTCAATCTCTTAGTTTATAATAACGCCGGATTGGCTATAAATGCTAAAATTACAAGAATTTCGAGTAATAAGTCATTTGTTGTGACATCTGAGGCAAAAATTACTAATTTTTCTCTTGGAATCTTCTATAAAGTTGAAGCTCAGGTACTAAAAACCAATACTCGTAAGTATCCGAAACTTAAAGAGTTTATAACAAATGTACAGAACACTTATTCTAAGTTTAATGGTGATACTTTAGTAACTTCAAACTCAATTCCAAGTCTTCTTGACAAAAGTATCAATCCAAATGACAAGAAGTTTACTTTTTCTGGATCTGCTACCGATGGATACAATCTTAAGCTAACTGATAATGTTGATCACGGGTTTTATACCGGTGATACAGTTTATTATCAAAGAGGTGCCAAAGATGTTACAACAATCACACCTGATGG